GCAAGTTCTGAAGAAGATGTTGCAGCCAGTGCTGAAATCTTGCTTGCTGTAGTAATACCATTTGTTACTGTTGCAGCATTTCCAGTGTACTGTGTTGCTGATAGAACTTCAGTTCCATTAATCTTTAATACCTTGCCAGAAGCAAGATCCATGTGCTCAGAAGATGTCCAAGAATCAGTTGCATCTACCCAATTGAAAGTCTTGTCTGTAGCACCCTTAAGAGTAAGACCACCACCGTCAGCGCCTGCATCCGTTGGAGTTGTTACTGCACCAAGAACAAGGTTCTTATCATCAATTGTAATTTCTGTTGAGTTAATTGTAGTTGTTGTACCGTTAACTGTCAGGTCCCCTGAAAGAACCAAAGATGTACCAGTTGCAGCACCAATGTTTGGTGTTATAAGTGTTGGGGTATCAGCAAAAACAAGTCCGCCAGTACCAGTCTCATCAGAGATTACTGTACGAAGTTCTGATGAAGAGGTTGCAGCAAAAGCATCCAACTTATTATTTGTAAGAGCAACAGTACCTGTAGCATCTGGCAAAGTAATAGTGCGATCCGCTGTGGGATCAGTTACTGTAATAGTTGTTTCATGATCGTTTGCTGTAGCACCTTCAAGAACGATTGAACCGTCTGAAAGTGTAAGTCCTGAAACTACGGGGCTTGTAAGTGTTTTGTTTGTAAGTGTCTGTGAGTTTGTTGTTCCAACTACTGCTCCAGTTGCACCGTGTGCTTCTGTTGCTCCTGTGTGAGTTGTTAGGTCTGAGGCTGAAGCCTTGTTTCCAAGATCAGTAGTAAGACCTGAAATCTTAGACTGAGCAATTGCTGCTGCTGAGTTAATGTCTGCATCTACAATTGTGTCATTAGCAATCATTGTGGATGTAACTGTTCCTGAGTCAGACTGGGTTACTGCTGTTCCAGAAATCTTACTAGCAGCAATCGCTGCTGAAGCGTTAATGTCTGCATTAACAATAGTTCCATCAGCAATCATCGTGCTAGTTACTGTGCCAGAATCACCAGTTGTAATTACAGTACCTGATACGTTAGGAAGTGTAATTGTACGATCTGCTGTTGGATCAGTTACTGTAAGTGTTGTCTCATAATCATCTGCTGTTGAACCTTCAAACACAATGCTTGATTCAAAAACACCAACTGCTGCTGGTGCTGAAAACTTTAATCCTGTTGCTTCATTGCTATCTACTGTTAAAACGTGTCCATTGGTTGCACCAACGGCTAATCTAGTACCAGTATTTGATCCTGTACCAACTATTAAGTCACCCTTTGCGTCAAAGATTTCTTTTGTGATTATATCGTGTCCATTAACGGTCGCAGTTGATCCCTCAACTACAATTCCCGCTTTTACTCTAAAATCTTTTGTTACGGTTGCCATCTTTTATCTCCTTGGTTAAGCCTTTAATCCCATACGCATGTAGCGTAGGGTTATAGGGGTTTGTCCGCCCACTGGAACCACAGTTAGTGAAACTGTATCCCCAGCCCTTGAAACAGAGATGGTGCCAATATTCCCATCGTTGTCTATCGTTGCATATTCTGTAACTGAAACGTCTGTTCCATCTACAAGAATATTCATCTCTGTGGCGTAAAATTTATTTGCGCCACCAGAAGTCTTTTTAATTGAGATTACATATCTCATTGATCTAAATTCGCTTGCTAAAAAGTTATCAAATACTGTTGAATTTTCAATACCATTAATTGTTGATTCGTTATTTCCAGAACTACCCAAATCTGTTGCTTGTGCTGACAGGGTGTCAATTAAATCAACATAGTTTGCCTCTGTGGGTCTATCCCCAGTTTGAAATAGTGATTTTACTGCTGCAAGTGATACTTTAGCCATGATGAAATTATATCACATTATTAAAGAATATAGTTATTAATTCCGATTATTTGAAGCCCAATTCCAGGTACGGCTGTTGGTGATATTCCAATGTTTGTAAACCTTACCCTAAAGGGCAAAACCTCTTGTATCTTTGTAAACCTTACAAACCCATTTATTTTAGTTTTAGGATAATTTATCCTAGAAATTTTTTCTGATTTATTTTTAGATAAATCTATGATTGTTGCATAAGCCATTACGACTCATCGCTGTTTGTAATATCTTCAATAACTGTTAATATGCCACGAGCAACTGTCCATACCCTGCTAGCATCTCTTAATTCAATATCAAAAATATCTCCAGTATTTAAACTTTTTGATTGAGTAGATGTTAGGGATACTGTAAATTCTCCATCATCATCTTCTGCTGTAGCGACAGGGGTAAGGTTTAACACTCCTGCTGGATCTGCATCATTTAAATTTCCTGCAACTGTTGGTCTTTTAATTTCCATTTCAATTGTCCATTCGGAAATATCAAGTGGATCTTTATTGTCATCTGTTACGTATACTCTAAATCCTGCACTGTCTCCTTTTACAATTGTCCAATTAACTGTAGGTGGTGCAGAGCCAATTGAATAAGAATCTTGTTGTGAAGATCTAAGTGTTGCCATTATGATAATCCTGCTTTCAATGATCCCCAACTACCGTTGCCTTTTGGTTGACCTACAACTAGTATTCCAGTTGTTGCATTAGCCTTTCCGACTATTGCTACTGCTCCAGAACCAGTTGCTGGTTGTGTTGCTGTTAATCCTCCACCATCTGCTACATAAAGAACATTGCCAGCAGTAAATGAATTTGTATTTGCATTAAGGATTACTCCAGAAATAGTAACAACACCATCTGTATTATTTCCAATTGCTGAATCTGTTAATCCTAAAACTGGGAATGTAGTAATATCATCAGAATCACATTTTCCAATTGTTGGCTTTGTTGAAAAACCAGTTATATAGACTGGAGTTGCTTTTGCAATAGTTGCACCACTTATATTTTTAACCTCTATAGTATGATTTACAAGACTAGGTAATATAAGTTCAATTTGCTCTGCCAAATCTTGTAAGTCTCCATGAATATTTACAGGATCACTAAACAGTGGATAAGGAAGATCATAATTTGCGGTTGCACCAGTAGCCATAATCTTATTATTATACCACTTCATACTGTAATATTTTTAATAAATGTGCGGGTATATTGATAAAGTTGACTTCAATCCCTAAATCATGTTATAATTAATACACTACCGAAAGGTAGTTTTTGTTTCTAAGGAGGTAACACGAATGAGAAACATTGAAAAAAAGGTTTGGTTGGGGTTATTATCTATTGTTGGTTTGGTTGCTCCTTTTAGCAATTCTGCCAATGCTTTAGAAAATAATTTATTGACTAAACAAGCCGTAGAAATTGTTCCAGCCCCTCAAGGGGCTTTTCTGGTTTCTAAGGAAAAAATACTAGAAAAATATGAAAATGCTCATAAACTAAGTGATGGTCAGTTGGTTGAATTATTAAAAACCGTAGGCTTTAAGGGTAATTCATTAAGATCAGCATGTGCAATTGCTAAGGCTGAATCTAATGGACGACCTTTTGCCTTTAATGGTAATTCAGAAACTGGCGACAGTTCTTATGGGGTATTTCAAATAAATATGTTAGGAAAACTGGGACCTGATCGAAGAGAAAAGTTTGATCTAGATTCAAATGTTGAATTGTTTAACCCAGTAGTTAATGCACAAATAACGCACTATATGACCAAGGGCGGGAAAGACTGGTCAGCATGGAGTTCTGTAAACGGAACACGGTACCAAGAATGGTACAACAAGTATCCTTGTAAAGTCTAATAATTAAAATACCCTCCTTGCTTTTGTCTTGGAGGGTTTTTATTTAATAATAATCAATTAAGTTTTATTTCAAAATTTTACCATTTCCCTATTGGACATTTTGCCGCTTCTAGTTGTGCTTTAACCACCATAAAACATCCACATTTTTTGCATTGTTTTGTGGTTTTTATTAACTCTGGACAACTTAAACAAATATCTAATCTTGATTTTGCCAATTCTTTGTTTGCTGGCTTTGTCATTGGATTAAGAAGATCTAATGGAGTTACTCCATTTTTTTCTTTATATTGTTGCCATTTTGATTTTGACACACTTACCCCCTACTATTTTTATAAACTGTTTAGATATTCTTCTGGAATATATGGATTTTTTAAATGCCATGCAGGATATCCAGAAATATCTCTATTTGTAATAATAAACTTTTCTCCATCAAATTTAGCATTTGGAGACACAACATACTGACCGTATGGATATTTTAATAAACTTTTAATTTGTGGATTACTTAATAATATGCTACCAAAATATTCAGAGGTTTGAAAATCTATTTCAGTATTATCTCCTTTGATAAATCTAATGGTAATACCATCATGATCTTCATAATTTTCAGACACATCTACTATTTCATCATACTCAGTAAACATAGATACGTATTCTGGTAGCACCGCAAGATCATAAAGGCAGTCTTCATCAATTATCCAAACAAGAGCATCTCCTCCTGGTCCGCTCACTTTTTCATCGTTTAGCATTTATTTCTCCTTATATTTATTAGCATCCTTGTCCTCTGTGACTTTGTGGACTATTAAAGCATAAACCTCCAGTTGCACATCCGCTATTATCACAACCAGCACCATTACATATTGCTAAAGATATATCAGTTGATGTACAAGTAAATCCTGATGGTGGTGGTGTGAAGGTCGGTGGGAAGAACGGTGGGAAGAATGGTGGGAAGAATGGTGGGAAGAATGGTCCCGTAAAGCCTGGGAAGAATGGTGGGAAGAATGGTGGGAAAAATGGCGGGGCTGCAGAAACTGGAGTAACACTATTACTTGATGATGAAAAGTCTGAGTCTAAAACTGTATTATTTAATTTAACTGCAAAAGTATATGTTGTTCCATTTGATAATCCAGTAACTATAATTGGTGATCCAGAACCTGTATTAGAAATTGAACTAGGTGATGAAACTACGGTATAGGTTAAAGAAGAACTAGGCTTACCTAAATAACTTGGTGTTGTAAAAGTTACAGTTGCTTGACCATCACCAGCAGTTGCGGTTCCAATTGTTGGTGTTCCTGGTTTACGACCAGCAGATGATGATACGGGTCCTAGTCTTGACATTATGCAACTAAGTCTCCAAGAACAACCCAAGAGTCGGTAGCACGTTTAATACATACGGCAGATGACCATTGTGCTCTTAATTTTAATCCTGGAGATCCATTTACAGTTGTAGTTCCTGGAGTAGTTGCTGCAATTGTTACCTGTCCTGTACCTGTTTGTAAAATTGTAATTTGTGCACCTGTTGCAAATGCTTGATTGGCGTTTGTTGGAATTGATAAAGTAACTGCAGAAGCACTTGACACTTCAACCATTTTTCCATTATCGGCAAGAACAAGTTCATAAGCAGTTGTTTGAGGATTAATTGCAAGATTTATAACTGGAGCAGTTAATGTTTTATTGGTTAATGTTGCGCTATTGATAAGTGTAACTTCTGGTGTTGTCCAGGCTAAACCTGATGCCGCTGCAGAGTTAGCAGTTAAAACTGTTCCATTACTTCCAACAGATAAAACAGATAACGTGTCATTTGCTGAAGCAGAAAGTAAATCACCTTTAGCATTAAAATCTGTTAATTTTAATGTTCCACCAACATCAATAGCAGTTATTTGACTTTGTAGATTATTAATTGTATAAGCAATAGATGGATTTACAAGGTTTGCCGTATTAGAGTTTGACGCAGTATAAGCATAGTCACCATAGTGATATAAACGTAGTGCTGCTTGTATATCAGCGGCATCTGCATACCCTGGAATTTTGGTCGGTACTAAATTACCTATTGATTCTGCTGCCATAGATCACCTCATTAGAATTATATCACATAAGATATATTCTAAGACTCCTCGTCCACTCCTACTATAGTTATAAATAAATGTGTTGTAACTTGACCTTCT